CGGTGAAGGCGGCGATGGTGGCGGCGATGGTGGCGGCGATGGTGGCGGCGATGGTGGCGGCGATGGTGACGGTGAACCATTCGACGATCACGATTGGGAAAGCGCCAAGGATATGACCGAGGAGGAGAAGCGCGAGCTAGAGCGTGAGATCGACGAGGCAATCCGTCAAGGCAATATCGTGGCAGGCAAAACCGGAAGCGGTGGAAGTCGTGACATGGAGGAGTTGTTGCAGCCCAAGGTCGATTGGAGAGAACCGTTCCGCGAGTTCTTCATGGCTACCTGCGCGGGTAACGACAATTCGACGTGGCGCAAGCCCAAGCGTAGGTTCATTGCACAAAACGTGTATCTGCCATCGACGTTCAGCGAAACCATTGGCGAGTTGATACTTGGCATCGACACGTCAGGCTCGACATTCGCGCCGGGAGTGTTGCCTGCGTTTATGACCGAGACGAAATCCATCTGCGATATGCTACGCCCCGAGCGGGTTCGCATCTTGTATTGGGACACAGCGATCTGTCGTGCTGAAGTGTACGAGCAGTACGAGTTGGACAACATGATAAACACCACGCAGCCCGAAGGCGGTGGCGGCACGGACGTTAGCTGTGTGGCTAACTACATCACAGAGCATAAGCTCGACCCGCAAGCTATCGTGTTGCTGACCGATGGGTATCTATTCGGAGGCTGGGGCAACTGGCATCATCCGACCCTGTGGTGCGTGTTGGACAATGCGAATGCGCGTCCGACCAACGGTAAAACAATTCACATCAAATCGGAGGATATGTGATGGATGATTGGCGCGACATAGAAGGGAAAAGTGGGTGCTACTGCGTGATCTGCCATGAGGGTGTAAAAGAAGAATACATCGACAAAAGTGGTGGTGTATGTGGGAATTGTAACTGGGATGACCCTGTGCTGGGTCAATCCTTTGAAGAGGAAGGAACCAGATGAATAATATTTTTGTGGATAACCCGTTCATCCGCTGTCCCGAATGTGACGGAGAAGGGGAGGTAAGCGCAGAGCGAGCAGTCTCCATGAGTAAAGACAACCCCTATGGGTACTTGGAAGAGTACAAGCGCGAATGCGATAACTGTGGGGGGCTTGGCGAAATCGAAAGGGATTATGATGATTGAATTTTTTACTGCTTTGATCTTGCACTACGAGTTGCAGGGCAAAGAAGTCGAGGCAGTGGTGTGGTTTGAAACCGAAGCCGACTGCCAAGCGGTGATGCAGAATGATATTGCAGCGCCATTGTACGACGAGTTGTATGACTTGTACGGCAATAACATAATGATGTTCTGCGAAGTATCGGAGGGCGTCTCAAATATAATCAGGCCGAAAACACGGCCAACACAGGAGAATAACTAATGGCACTTACATACTCAGCATTCCAAACTTTTGCAGAGGTGGAGCATCACTACAATGCTATCAAACCTTTGATATCGAAATGTCACAGCAAAGAAGAAGATATCCGACCCATCGGGGATCGTAAGCGTAAGTGGGAGCGTATCGTTAAGCTCAGCGATTACTGCTATGCGTTTCTTGATGGATATTGCTTTGGCGACCCCGTGTTCAAAACGTGGGGCACCGACAGAACCGTTACCAAAGCGGATACTGAATTTTACGCTGCTGTCGTGTGGCGCAAGCATCGTGACGGAACCACAAGCGTTAAGATACGCAATGGCGCGGGGCCGTGGAACCATGTCAGTAGGTATCAGTTCCTATCACGTCACGTACCGAGAGGTATGTACTTCCTAGTGTACAACGGGAAGCAGTATATCAATCTGACCAGTAATTACGGGGATAACGATAGACATTTCCTAGCCAAAGGCAAAACCGTGCCAAAAGAGGTGATCCCCCATTGGAAGAAGTGGACTAATCGTAAAGACAACACGGCGTTAGCCTTCAAGCTAACTCCTGACGGGAAGTGGCTACGTGATCCAGAAACAGGTGAGGATCTGCCGATACCGCCGCGTGTCAACAAGGCGTTGAAAGCCAAGTTCAAGGAGCCGCTGAGAGAATTCTTTGAGTGGGGCATGACAATCGCAAACATGCTGCCGCTTACGGATAAAGACTACATCCGAAAGATGCGCACCGAGGCGTATGAGTATTATTCGGAAACAGAGGGCACAGGGTTCATACGATACAAAGATACCTACAACGTGAAGAATTGTAGGAGTATCATCACCGACCCTGAACACCCGCTGCGCCTGCATCTGTTCGTAGAGTTCGCGGAAACCACAGCCGATGGGTGGTGGCAACATGCCTCTTACAAAGTGCAACAAGTAAAGACAAAGGAGGGTCTGTCAGCAATACGAAACAGATACAATAACTGGGTGAACAAGCGCCTTGGTTTCAAATCATAATATAAAAATGGAGAATGACTATGGGATACAATCCTTACTTAACATCAGAAGCAATGCAACAGACAGAGAACAATAGCTACGTGGATAATGAGGTAGCTAGGTTCGCAGATGCTGTGGCCGCTGCGCTAAAAGCAAAGTGGAGCTACAAGCGTAGGAACAGCGTTTGGATCTATCGTGAGAACGAAATCTATGCGCTAGGTTTTGTGGGTTACGGTGACTTCACCGAAAAAGACAACGGAGATCCTGCGTATATTGTTCACAGTCGCAACATCGAGAACAACAGGTACAACGACTACAACGCGCAGCATTACATGTCGTTTGCCAAGCATTTCGAGAAGGGCCTAGCCAATGCTACCCGCCACCTGCGCACCATACCGTGTCACGTAGCTGTGGAGCGAGAGCTTAGAAACCTGCGTAGGCAGATGCGAGACATAGACGACTACAGTTCGCGGAAGGTTAGACAGTTGGCTAACGATGTCACCGATGGGCTAGGTCGTGGTAAAAGCTCGCCCTTGGAGCGAGAGCTTAAAAACCTTGTGAACATGGGGCATACATGGCTTGATGCAAACTTTGGTGAACAAGTCAAAACATTCCTTAACTACAGTGGCGAGGACACGTCCTCCGGTGAGAGTATGTTTGATGTCGTGTATATCAACATCTCGCCACGCGGCACGCAGTCTGCCAACGTGTACACTAACATGGATGGTAAGGAGTGGAGTTGGGAGCCAGACCCAAGCAATCATTACGGGTGCGATGTGGATCAGCTAGACGAAGAGCTTAAACGCAAGGTGTCCACATTGCAGATGGTTGAGCAAGGTACGTTTGTTCCGAATGTCGGTTTTCATGCTCTCACAGGGAGACTGTTCTATGTCGCTCAATCCTAAAATTATAAATCTTGACACCCCCCTTGACGAGACGGTATATCGCATTTACATACAACCTTCATCGTTTGCTGTCGATGTAACATGTTTAGGCACAGAGTGTTACGAGGTAGAGAACTTTGGTAAGTATGTAAGTGATTTGCCAGATTGGATACAGGGGAAACTAGCGGTGCTTATGATGATGGGGGAAGATGACTATGGGCACGTAATCGAAGGCGTAGGCTTTCGCAAAGACCGCCATGTTTTCTACGTTAGCCATGAGGCTAACCCTGTCAGTAGAGACAAGTTGGAAATGTTGGCGTTTTCTGTGTGTCTTAAAATTCCCTTGGAGTGTACGCGCCCTTTAGAAGGAGTTGTAGATGGGTGACGCTGAATTAACCATGTTCCAACAGGCGCAGTTGCGTTGGCTCAAGCGGCAGGTGGACAACCTGCAAGAAGAACAATGGCGCGATGATGCGAGGCCCCGCGTAAAGCAAGAACTCTTTGCAGCTCGTGAGGAGTTGGATACTTACGTGAAGAACCTTCGTGACGCAGGAGTGAAGATATGACACCGGAAGCGAAGGTAAAGAAAAAGGTAGTACGCATTCTGAAAGATGCGGGTGCGTATTACTTCTACCCTGTGACGGGTGGGTATGGGCGCAGTGGTGTGCCTGATGTCGTGGCGTGTCTGGAAGGGTACTTCCTCGGCATTGAATGTAAGGCGGGGAAGAACAAGCCGACCCCGCTACAACAGAAAAACTTGGATGATATAGACACAGCAGGAGGTGTAGCACTGGTTATTAACGAAGATAATCTGGATTTATTACAGTCCATAATACTAGGCATCAAAATAGATGCCCCGATAACAAAAGATTCTACTGGAGAATAGAGAACCGCTATGAGTACTATAAACAAACAGGCGATTGCATCCGCCTTTAAAGACATGCAAGAAGTTATTTTGGTTGTAGATAGCATTCCACCAAACGCGGGGGGCGCGGGGTTCGCGGTCACTTCCCAAGGTGAAGATTGCTATATACCTAAAAATCAGGTGGATCGCGCCAAGTTACAAGAAGGCGATTATTTTTCTGCGCGAGTTACACCAAATACAAAAGACCGTAGGGATCAAACACCTTTAAGGGTAGTTGGACTTATTAAAATTTTGGACATGGATTTTGTACCCGATAACCAAACACCCAAGGTGCAGCAAGCCACGCTGGAAGATCGTATTATGGATCTAATGCGTGAGGACGAACATGCGTATCCGCACAGGGTTGGAGAGTTAGCCAGCAAGCTAACTGTTGACGCAGGGGCAGTTCAGCTAGCACTACAGCGTATGCACACTGCGGGCGAGATTTGGGAAGCAAAGATAGAACGTAAGGGTACGCAAACAAAAGCGTCTTACGTTTTGTGGGCGCTCGACGACGAGTGGTTTGCACTTGACTACGAGTGATACGGATCGGGGGTGCGGCTTGTATGGTCGCACCCTTGAAGAGTTCATCTTTGCCTTGCATGGCTTGGATGTTGTTTGGAAACCTAACAAGAGTGGCGAGGAGCCACCATTTTAAAGGAGAATAACTATGAGTGTGATGGGTAAAAAAGCGGAAAAAATTTGGGCGTATATTGTGAAGCACCCAAAAGCATCAACTGCAAAAGTTGCTAAAGCGTGTGGCTGTTCGCCATCGTATGTATGTCTGCTCAAGAAAAAGATCGGTACGCCGAAAGAGGTGTTGGAGAAAGCCGGGCCAGGATCGCCCGGCTTTATCTATGTAGCGCCGCAAGAGGTGTTGGAGAAAGTAAATCTAAACATAACACGCGCTGACGTTCTCGACACAGCTAAGAGTTATGTGACGAAGGATCGTGCTGCGGAGCATGGTGACATGGAGAGTAACTTCAACACCATTGCACGATACTGGTCTGTGCATCTGGATGCGCAAATAACTCCGACAGACGTTGCGGTTATGATGAACCTGCTCAAGGTTGCGCGTATAAAGTCCAACCCGAAGTCTAAGGATAATTGGGTCGATGGTGCAGGGTACATGGCTTGTGGGGGAGAGATCGCAAGTGCCTTACGTGCGTAAACCTGCAAAATCCAAAAAAGCAAAGATCGGGGCGGGCGTCTATGACGCTCGCTTCAACGAAGGAAAAGTAACGCTACCCAAAGCCCCGTGGGAGGATGACGAAGATGGACATAGTGACGTTGGATTTCGAGACGTACTACGACAAGGAGTACAGCCTGTCGAAGATGACGACTGAAGAATACATCCGCGACGATAGGTTTGAGATTATTGGGTTAGCTGTAAAAAAGAATGATAAGCCAACACGTTGGCTACAAGGTGAGGAACTCACTACACGTTTCTTATCACACGTAGACCTCTCGTCCTGCGCTATACTTTGTCATAACACCGCGTTTGATGGGGCGATACTAGGGTGGCGATTTGGTGTGAAGCCGAAACTGTGGCTTGATACGATGTGCATGGCCCGTGCGTTACATGGCACGGAAAAGAGTGTGAGCCTAAAGGCTGTGTCTGAGCGTTACGGCGTTGGAGCTAAGGGTGACGAAGTTACCCGAGCGTTAGCCAAGCGGCTAACTGACTTTACCGAGGAAGAGATTGCTAAGTACGCGGAATATTCCCGCAACGATGTGGACCTAACATACGAAATTTTTAAGCTGATGTTCAGCGGAATAGTTGGAAACCAGTTCCCACAACAAGAGTTACAGCTAATAGATCGCACGTTGCGGATGTTTATTGAGCCTACGCTTGACCTAGATTTGTTTTTGTTGGAGCAACATCTGGAAGAAGTGCGTGAACGCAAGGACAAACTACTGCGCGATGCGAACATAACCGACAAAAAAGATTTGATGTCGAACAACAGGTTCGCTGAGCTACTTACAAGTCTTGGTGTTGAGCCGCCGAAAAAGATTAGCCCGACAACAGGCAAAGAGACTTTTGCATTTGCTAAGTCGGATGAGGAGTTCAAAGCGTTGCTAGAACATGACGACGATAAAGTGCAGTCGTTAGTCTCTGCACGTTTGGGTACTAAAAGTACCTTAGAAGAAACACGTACCGAGAGGTTTATATCCATTGGTAAACGTGGACTTCTCCCAGTTCCGATTAGGTATTACGCAGCGCACACAGGTCGGTGGGGCGGACAGGACAAGATCAACCTGCAAAACCTGCCAAGCCGAGGGCAGAATGCGAAGAAGCTCAAGAGCAGTATTATAGCCCCCGAAGGCCATACACTCATAGACGCAGACAGCGCACAGATCGAAGCTAGAGTTCTGGCGTGGCTTGCAGGACAAAATGATTTAGTTAGTCAGTTCGCTAACGGCGAAGATGTGTATATAAAAATGGCTGCACGTATATACGGCTGCAAAGAAGAAGACGTTACGAAAGAGCAACGTTTTGTAGGTAAGACTACTATTCTTGGTGCAGGGTACGGTATGGGGGGCGTGAAGTTCCAAGCCCAGTTAAAAAACTTTGGTTTTGAGATACCTGTCACGGAAGCCTATCGGATTATAAATATCTATCGCAACATTAACCACAACATAGATGCGTTGTGGAAGGACGCGCAGTTTGTGCTAGAGCAGATGACACACAACGGTCCAGTTCGATTTGGGCGCAGGGATGTCCTAAAAGTTTTACCAAAAGAGAACGCTATCCAGCTACCATCAGGTCTTTGCATACACTACGAGGACTTGCGGCAAGAGATGACCGAGCAGGGGTCACGCGAATACAGATATAAAATACGGCGGGGCCGAAACAAAATTTATGGTGGCAAGATGGTAGAGAACGTGTGCCAAGCCATAGCTCGTTGTATCATTGGCGAGCAGTTGCTAAGTATATCCGAAAGATATAAAGTTGTCCTTACCGTACATGACTCGATTGTTTGCTGTGTGAAGGATGAAGAAGTTCCCGAAGCGCAAGCGTATGTAGAAGAATGTATGCGCAAGACACCAGATTGGGCCGCAGGCCTACCTATAGACTGCGAGAGCGGCACAGGTAAATCGTATGGGGAATGTGAATGAGTAAAGCAGCGCCGTGGTCGTTCAGTCGGATCAAAGCATTCGAGCAATGCCCCAAGCAGTTCTACCATGAGAAGGTGCTGAAGCAGTATCCGTTCATCCAGACGGAAGCTATGATTTATGGCAATCAGTTTCACAAAGCCTGTGAAGACTACATAGGTAAAGACGAGCCGCTCCCCGAAAAGTTCGGATATATAAAAGATGCGTTGAATAAGTTAAATCTACGTAAAGGGGTAAAGATATGCGAACAACGGTTAGGAGTAACGGCTAACTTAGAGCCATGCTCCTTTGGGGCTAAAGACGTTTGGTTTCGTGGTATCGTGGATCTTGCCATCCTCGACGAAGATAGCGGTATCGGTTGGATCGTCGATTACAAAACCGGCAAGTCCGCAAAGTATGCAGATAAAGGACAGTTGGAGTTGATGGCACTGGCAATCTTCGCGCACTACCCCAAGATAACAAGTATACGTGCGGGGCTACTATTCGTAGTGGCAAACAAACTTATAAAAGAAACGTATGAAGTTGCTGATAAAGCCAATCTTTGGGAGAAATGGACAGCAAACTATGCTACAATGGAAAAGGCCTTTGAAGCAGATGTGTGGAACCCCCGCCCCTCGGGACTATGCAAGCGTCATTGCCCTGTAACCGAATGCGCTCACAACGGGAGTAACTGATGCCTTATAAGAACAAACCCCGCCCGTACAAAAAAGAGTACAAGCAGCAGAAAGAACGCGAAGAGCATAGTGACCGTATGGAGCGGCAACGTGCGCGGCGCAAAATGGATAAGACTGGCAAGGATGCCAACAAGAACGGCAAAGCCGACAAGCGCGAGGGTAAAGATATCGCGCACAAGAAACCGCTCAGTAAGGGTGGATCAAATAAAGACGGTGTAAAAGTACAAAGCCGTAACAAAAATAGAGCCGCTGGCGGTGCGTTAAGCCGTGGAAAGCGCAAGAAGTAATTGGAGAATAACATGCAGATTGTACAGGATAAAGCTATCCTGCTTACGCTGCCTAACCCGAAGCAAATCACAACAGTGATTGCTAAGAGTAAGGAGTTGTCGATGAACGAAGTTGTCGTGAATTGGGGTATCGACGAGGCCCATAAGCTGAAAGCATTGAACATAAAGGTGCCTTCACCGATTGAGAAACGCTATTCGTGGGTGGGTAAGCACAAGCCCTACCAACATCAGAAGGACACGGCAGCGTTTCTTACCATGAACAAGCGGGGCTTCTGCTTCAACGAGCAAGGTACAGGCAAAACAGCCAGTGCGATATGGGCCGCGGACTTCTTGATGACGCAAGGTATTATACGACGAGTTCTTGTCGTGTGTCCTCTATCTATTATGGATAGCGCATGGCGTGAGGATTTGTTTAGTTTTGCTATGCACCGCACCGTGGACGTTGCGCATGGCGCGAAAGAGAAACGCAAAAAGATAATAAACAGTGGAGCCGATTTCGTCATTATAAACTATGACGGTGTTGAAGTTGTGGCAGATGCTATCGCCAAGGGTGGGTTTGACCTAATCATCATAGACGAGGCAACGCACTACAAGAACGCGCAGACCAAGCGGTGGAAGACGCTCAAGAAGCTCGTCAAAGACGATACGTGGCTATGGCTTATGACAGGCACACCTGCCGCGCAGTCGCCGCTAGATGCCTACGGCCTTGCCAAACTAGTGAACCCGCAGAGTGTGCCTAGTTTCTTTAGTTCGTTCCGCGATCAGATTATGATGAAGGTTACTCAGTTTAAATGGACGCCGAAAGAGAACGCCAAGAGTACGGTTTTCCGTGCGCTTCAACCAGCGATACGCTTCACCAAGGATGAGTGCTTGGACTTGCCTGACATGGTGTACACCAAGCGCAGGGTAGAGATGACTAAGCAGCAGCAAACATTCTACGACCTGCTGCGCAAGCGTATGGTTATGCAAGTTGCCGGTGAGAGCGTGACAGCGGTGAATGCTGCGGTGAACCTAAACAAACTGCTACAGATATCGGCAGGGGCTATATACACCGACGAAGGTGATACGGTGCAGTTTGATATCTCCAACAGGTACAAGGTGCTGAAAGAAGTGATAGACGAATGCTCGCAGAAAGTGCTTGTGTTT